TTTGATTTTTAAGTAAAAATATTTTGTTGGCAGGTGTTTGATTGCTTATTTTTTAATCAGTGAATATTGTGATTTGAGATTCTGATCACGGAATAGGTTCTACTTTTTAAGTAGAATGACCGCACTTTTTAATGGAGGTTATATGAGGAAAATATTTGTTCCGATTGTTGCACTTGGTCTTTTTGGATGTGGAGTTAGTACGTCTGAAATGCGTGCGTTAGAATTTAAAAGCTATCCAATTACACAAAGCGAAGATCATGTAAAACAATGTTTGCTTGATAAGCTAAATAGCTTTAGGCCTGATCGCATGTTGATAAATGAATATGGAAAGCATACAGAAATATTTATTGGGGCAACACAGGCGGGGAAGTTTAGAAGTTTTTATTTGTTTGATATTTTGCATAATGAAATTAAGATGTCTCATTATGATGGTGTATTTCCAGCATTATCTAAAAGCGAGGCAGACAGCATTGTCACGTCCTGTCTATGATTAATTGAATATTTGAAATAATAAAAAACCGCCCGTAGGCGGTTGTTTAATTTAATTTGTTTAATAGATCTTGCATTGTATGGATAGAAACGCCAATCTGGGACTGTATATTAATATGCTCGCTTAATCTTTTTTTCAATTTATTCAAATCTTCTTCCGTCAGTAAATCACTGTTGGCTTGAATTTGTTTTTTTAAATTTTTTATGCTTTTCTTTATATTTTTATTCATTCTAAGTATTTCTGGGCTTGTGCCAAATTGTCCTACAAATAAAGCTACACAGAAACTAAGAATCGGCGTCACTAAGGGGGCTGTAAGGTTAGCTATTTCAACCAAATGGGGAAGATTGGGAGTAATGTAAAATTTTATGATAAGCGAAAGAAAAAGCCCAATTCCTGCGGTATAAGAACCATATTCAAGCATTGAGAAAGGCTTTGTAACTGCATTTTGTTCAGCCATTACTTTCCTCGCTGCGTTTAATTTCTCTTAATTGTTCAATGATAGAATCTCTTGTCGATATTCTTATTGATTTAGAGCCAACCAAATTCCCATTATGATAATGATTGATGGTGATTTTATAATATGGGTTTAAAATACTACCAAGATAAAATGATAAGATTTTTAGTAAACGAGAAAGTACGGGGGTGCATAAAAGCACCCCTATAAACAAAGCTAATTCGTTGATATGCTCAACAAGCAAACTAATTAATCTTTCCATTATCAGAGATAATACGCCGCTCTTCTGTGGCTAAATGATGTTTAACTTTGGTTATAGTATAGTATTCTTTTGTTTCATAACCTAGCATTTTTATTGTTTTGTTCATTGTTACAGTGAACAAATCGCCTTTCTTGAAACTGGCAATGTTCTCATTTATTTTTTTAATAAAATCCTCGTCAGTAATTTCAACCGGGTAAGAGTGATTGCCGTAAGTCATTTCCCACCCTTTACTGCCTTTAAAGCTTACTGTAAGTAGTGCGATTGTTGTTTCTAATATCTCAACCCTTTCTTTTGGATCGTTGATTTTCATCTTTTGAATCGTTCTTATTTCTTCCGGTTCCAACTTAACTAATATCTCTCTGGAGTCTTCAGATGAGTCAGGTGTTTTGATGGAATTTCCAGCCAATATTTTAAATGCCGGTTTTATGTTCCCTTCAAGAGGTGAGGACACCAGTGTTTTTATATTCTCACGAATATCTTTATTGGCTAATAACTTAGCTATGTTTTTATCTGATTTTATTTCTTTTCCATCAACACTTAAAGTTGCAACATCACTGTTATCATTGGTATGAATACCAATTACAGTTTCTCCTTTGGTGTCATTAATCGCATCAAATATGGTCTTTCCTAAGTTAGACACACTTTTTCTTGATTTTACGCTGGCGTAACCCAATCCAATGTATGGTAATACATCTATAACCTGTGTGGCCATATTATAAATATCAATTCCAAAAACAACCTCAAGGGAACCTTCCTGTGCTGGTGTTTCTATAAAAACGCCAAGGCTCTTGCGTCTGCCCGGATTTAATAACTTATCTGATTTTTCAATCAGATCATGCATTGCTATTATAGCCTTTCCAAGCTCTCTCGCATTCATGCGGTGATTTTCTAAATCTCGACTATCCGAATCATATGATAAAGTAATAAACTCAGTTCTAACTACCTTTCGTTGCTTAGGTTGTTTTTTATTATCCGGCAAACTCTTAGCTTTATCTGTCATATTTTTTTCCTTAGGTTGGTTGTTATAGATCAACAATATCCAGTGTTAGTTTCTATAGTAAAACTGAATACCAAAAGACTTTTCCAATGACTGATATATCTTGCATGTCTGTTATCTCATCCGGGTGTTCTTCGCTGTTGTAACTGCGGATCTTAACTTGTTCGTTTGGCATATTGTAGAGTAGTTTTATTCTCAGCAATCCACCGTGGTTTATTGCATATATTTTCCCATCTCTAATGGTTTTATTGCCCAAATCAATCCCTACTGTTGTTCCATCCGGAATAACAGGTTCCATAGAGTTACCGTCTGCAATTACACACACAGCATTTTCAAACTGAACACCTTGTTTTCTTAATGTGGCTTTAGAAAAACGTAATTTAAAATTGTTATAGTCCGCGATGTCATCTGCAAACCCATTACCCGCAGAAAGGCGAACATCTTGATAAAAAGGCACTGCCACTTCATCACTATTTAATGGGGTGTTTCTATCCCACAAATCAAAGGATCCAAGCTCTTTTATGTTTGATGCAACTTTTGTTTCAGTTGAGTCAGTAGAGCCATATTTCAAATAAGCAGGACTAACTCCAAAGTATTCAGCCATAGATTCAATTTTGTCATCTCTTGGTGTGGCTGTGCCAAGCGTATAACGTCTGGCCATTTCATAGGTTACGCCTAGAGCCTTTTGAAGATCTCCTATTCTTTTATTTTGCTGAGCCATTAATTCATTAATTCGGCTTGCTAAATCTGACATATAACCCCCTTATTTCTACTAAAGGTAGAGAATACGTAAATAAAATAGTTGATTCAATTCTATTTTTAGTAGTAGAATTATGCTACTTAAAATAGAAAAGAGGTTAAGATGCTACCAATCGAAAAAGCTTATGAAATCGTAGGCGGTATTTCTGCCATGGCTCGGCACTTCAATATCACCCCTTGGGCAGTATCAAAATGGCGTGAAAAAGTACCAGCTGAACGCTGTGCAAAGATTGAAGAACTTACTAATGGCAAAGTTAAAAAATCTGAATTACGCCCCGATTTGTGGGATTAATTTATCAGTAAAAATCAAAAAGAAAACCATAAAAATAAGGCAAAAATTATGGCAATGAAACAAACCATTATAGAGATGATTGAACAGATACCTGGTGGAAAAAGTGCGGTAGCTGGATTCTTGGGATTTACTGAAAGTGAATTAAATAATCGTCTTTATCAAACAAAGGGCCAACGGTTCAAAAACGAAGAGTTGATCGCTATTCAGCTTGAATATGGTTGCACACAATTTATTGAAGAATTATGCCGTTCCGCTGGTGGACGTTTTGTACCAGATACCTGTGCAGATGATTTAGATGCAGTAGAAATGGCAAATATTCAATTACATGAGTTATCAGCTCGTGGATTGTTATTTGAAGCATTAGAAAGCGCACTTGCTGATGGTGAGATTACCAGTTGTGAAGAAGATTTGATCCGCAAGTTATTAAATAAACATTTAGCTGCAACACAACATTCTATTGAGTGTGTGATTTTACTTAATAAACGGCAATAAAAAACCACGGCGGCCACCGTGGTTAATTACACTCACAAGGAGTTCACAAGATGAATGAATTATTACCGATTAATGATAAAAATGCAAGTGCATTAACAATGAGCAGTCGAGAAATAACAAAGCTTGTTAATTCTAGACATAGTGACGTGTGTAAAAGCATTGAAACGCTTATTTCAAAAGGTGTGATTGGGGGGTATCAGCCGAAACCGTACACCCACCCACAGAATGGTCAAATCTACTATGAGTATTTTTTGAATAAGCGCGACACTTATATTTTAGTTGCTCAGTTTTCACCGGAATTTACAGCGGCAGTTATTGATCGTTGGCAAGAGTTAGAAAACCAACAAAATCCGACCGCACTTTTACCGCAGAATTATCTTCAAGCCTTAGAGCAGTTGGTGGCATCAGAGAAAGAGAAACAAGCTTTAGCGTTAGAGAACAAGGCGATGAAACCTAAAGCGGACTTTGTAGATCTTTACGTTGATATTGGCACAACAAAATCATTACGCGAAACGGCAAAAATCTTAAATATGCCAGAGAAAGCGATGATTGCTGCACTAGAGCGTGATAAAGCGTTATATCGTCAATCAGGCAATCTTATTCCATATTCAGACAAACAAAGCCGTGGCTTATTTACAGTAAAAACAGGTACAGCAGAGCACGGTCACAACTTTACACAAACTCGCGTGACATCGAAAGGTATCCAATGGATCGCACAACGTTACGCTTCGGAGTTAATGCTATGAGCAAATTTATCCCTAATTCTTTTCAAATCCCTAATGCTTTTGTAGATGAAGTGATGTTTGCCCTTTCTGGTAACGCTGTAAAAGCCTATTTGTTGGTGGCTCGTAAAACGACTGGTTGGCAGAAAGAGAGTGATTTTATTTCTATTGAACAATTTAAACAATTCACTGGCATTAACCGAGATAAAACTATCTATGAAATTCTTAAAGAGCTTGAAGAAGTTGGTTTGATTCGTACTGTTAAAACAGCTGGAAGAACAACTGAATTCTATTTAGTGAAAGACCTTCCTAACGTTGAAAATAAACCAGTGGCGAAAAGTGCTACCAGTGGCGAAAAACGCCACCAGTTACAAAAAACGCCACCAGTGGCGAAAAGTGCCACGACACCAGTGGCGGAAAACGCCACCGCCACCCCTGGCGAAAAACGCCACCCTACAAAAACAAATAATAAAACAAATATAAAT